GTATGCACTACATAAACTCGGTCACAGAATACGAGAAGGCTAACGCCAAAATGACAGAGCTAAAGGCTAGAGTTATACAAGCAATGGATGGGGCAAAACGAGGTCTAATCTTTGGTGAGCATTGGCTCAGTCTTAGGTCAAGAGCTGGTGGAGCGCCGTTCTTACATCAAGAGAAAGGGAAATAAATGCCAAAGACAAGTCCAAGAGATTTTTACAACATCAGAGGGATACATCCAAATCTAGGAACCAAAACAGTCCTTGCAAAAAAACTACTTGAAAAACAAAAAGCTAAACAAGAAAGAAAGGGAAAATAAATGGCACACTTCAACCTCAATGACTATGAAACTGTGGAAGAAAGAATCCGTAGGTTTCTAAAAGATAACAGTGACGGAAGAATCATCACCGACAATCTGACTACACCACAAGACCGACAGGTTGGTATGTGGGTTACTCGGTCAGTTGTTTATCTAAACGCAAGCGACCAAGAAAAAGGTTTACCTAAAGGCTCAGGGTTAGCCTATGAGGTTGACAGCCAGAAAGGTCCACAGGCAACATCGGCACTTGAGGTATGCGAAACCAGTTCGATTGGTCGCGCACTTGCAAACGCAGGATACTCAGGTAACAAACGCGCTAGCAGAACCGAGATGGAAAAAGTTGCAAGAGGCAACACGCCGAAGCCAACCATCAAAGACTGGTCGGCGATGGCAGACGCATTAGGCGATGACATGGAGGGTTTACGATTGTTGTACAGCGAAGCCAAAACTGGTGGAGCATCTGAAGTAATACTTGACAAGATAAAGGCAATAGCTTATGGACTCGCAAGCAAAGAGGATACTGATTCAGTCAATCCTTGAATTACAAGAGTGCCTACAAGAACAATACAAAGAAGGACACCTAACGAAAGTTAGTAACCTTTGGGAACTACAAAGAGAACGAGCAGAGAGGCTCAAGTATGGAAATTATTACACCAGGCCACATAGTCGAAGAATTACAAAGGCTGACCAGGGAGATGGACAAGGGAGCTAACGCTCTCTACGATGCCGAATGTAAGTTGGCTGATGCTGAAGCCGCTTATGACAGAGCTGTTTCTTTGGCTTTCATCAATAACTCAGGAACTGTTGCCGACAGGCAGGCTGTGGCTAAGTTGCAGTCGGTAGACGAAAAGCTCAAGGCTGACCTTGCTAGGGCTGAATACAACAGGGTAAAGACCAAGATGAGAGCCTTGTCAGACCAGGCAACCATGATGGCTGTAATTAGCAAGAATGTCGAATTACAGTGGAGAAACGCCTAGCTGGTAGCCTTATCGGGTGATAGCCGAATCCTGCTCCTGTGGGGCCAAAATAAAGACTGATGATGCTCAGGCAATCAAACTTGTCCGAGAGTGGCGGCGTAAGCACACCTGTATAACTGACAACTCCGACAACTCCGACATAATCGAAGCTGTCAATGGTGGAATGTCAGAAACAACAATCTCTTTAGGGTTCCAACCTGGTGAGATGCCAGCCAAGATTTATGACCCATTCGATGACTAAGAAACAGTTTCAGAAATACCTAGAGCGCGACTTAGGTTGCTGGCATTGTGGCACTCAAGGCGATGACCTGATACCTCACCACAGACAGAATCGTGGCATGGGTGGCAGTTCGGTCAGAGATGTGCCAAGTAACATTATTGCCCTATGTGCCGAGGCTAATTTATTACTTGAGAGTAATGCTGGCTTTGCCGAGCTAGGTCGAAAATTCGGTTGGAAACTTAGGAACCACGAAACGCCGACAGAAGTACCTATCTTCGGTCATGGTGGCTGGTGGCTACTAAATGACGACTTTACAAAAGATTTACTCGAAAGTGACCCAGAATACTTTTAGAGTGCTATGGTAAATCTATAACTGAATAAAAAGATGCCCCCTAGAAGGCTAACTCCTAGAGGGCGTTGATAACCAACAATCAGACTGTTGGCATCGCTACTAAGTATAGTGTGCCAACCCAAAATGGAAGGCACATTTAGTATTATGAGTGGCGTTTACAAAATCTATCGGCATGATTCACAGCCGTTCGCGCAAGTCCCAAACAGCGCTATAAGGGACCCTGAAATAAGCCCTAACGCATTTAGGTTGCTTGCTTACCTGATGAGCCACAAAGAGGGCTACGAGCTTACCTATGGCCAGATAGAGCGCCAGACGACTCTAGGCAGGTATGCCATCAATGAGGCCATCAAGATACTTGCTAATAAAGGCTGGCTAAAGACCGAAAGAACTAAGAAAGATAATGGCCAATTCGGTCCAACCTCTTTCCACATTCTCAATCCAGATGCCAATGATTCCGTAGCGGATGACTCCAGCGCGGGTGATTCCACTATGGAACAGCCAACGGACATTAAGAATACTAATTACTTAGAGAAGACTAAAGATAAAGAAAAACACTTAAAGGCTTTTGATGAATTTTGGAATCTTTATCCCAAGAAAATAGCCAAAGCAGATGCTCTGAGAGCCTGGAACAAAGCAGTCAAAAGAAGAACCGCTGATGAGTTATTGGCTTTTACCAAAGCTTACGCAGAAGGTAAACTTCCCGACACAACCTACATTCCCTACCCAGCCTCTTGGCTAAACAAGGAACTTTATGAGAGTGTTGAAGTCGAAACAGCAAAGCCTTTGGCAAAACCTATCTTTGGGAGAATCAAATGACTCACTTTGAGCAATCAGTAATCGGTGCAATCCTGCTGACTAACGGCAAGGCGCTAGAAAACCTAACGCTTACACCAGCAGACTTTGATGACCTACAAAACGAGCGCATCTACAAAATTATGCTGGAGATGAAGTCGAACCGCCAGCCGATTGATGTAATGACAGTTGGCGCAGCACTACCAAAGCTTGCCAGCTACCTGCACGATGTAGTCACAGCAACTCCAACAGCAGCTTCGGTTAGCTTTTACGCAAACAAGGTAATCGAAGAAGCAACACGCAGAAGGCTTGCTCAGGCTGGAACGATGATTCACAGCAAAGCGCAACACGAGGACTTGGCTTCGGTTTTCGACACAGCCAAAAAAGAAATTGACAACCTGATTGACAGAAACTCTGCCGTCAAGCCAACCTATGTTGCTGACGAACTTCTGCCATACATGGATGAGCTAGACAAACCAAAGACCTACCCAGTAAGTCCTTGGCCATCACTAAACGAAATCATCTCTGGCTTTAGACCAGGTGCGCTTTACATCATCGGTGCAAGACCAGGTGTAGGTAAAACTATTGTCGGTTTACAGATTGCTTGGGAACTATCCAAGACTGGCCCTGTATCTTTTCACAGCCTTGAGATGGGTCGCAACGAGCTTTACAACAGAATCATTGCTAGCGAAGCTCAGGTCTACATCGGCAACATTGAGAAGGGAACACTCAAGGAACACGACTGGCTAAAGATTGCTAATGTGCGAACAAAGATTCAGTCGCACCAGCTAGCGATACACGACAAGTCAGGACAAACTCTTTTACAGATTCGTGCGCTCGCAAACAGCGTCAAAGGAACAGGCGACCTAAAAGCTATTGTCGTTGACTACCTTGGTTTGATTCAAGACACCGAGAAGGGCCGAAAGAGATACGAAATGATTACAGACATTTCAATCGGACTAAAGAACCTAGCAAGGGACCTAAATGTTCCAGTCATCGCGCTAGCTCAGCTCAACCGAGGACCAGAGCAACGCAAAGACTCTGAGCCTGACATGGCTGACCTAAGAGATTCAGGTGGCATTGAGCAGGACGCAGATGCTGTTATCTTGCTTCACAGAGTTTCGATTGCCGAAGACCAGTTTGAGTGGCAAAAGAGCTGGATGGTAATGAAGGTCGCTAAAAACAGGCATGGCGCTCTCGGTCAAGTAGGACTCAAGTTCGAGGGCCACCTGTCCAGAGTCGTTGAAGGCTAAGATTATGGAGTGGATGAGAATGTCGCTTTGTGCTGTCGTTGCGGCACGACATGGAAGGTCAATACGCAGAAACGCAAGCGTAAAGACCTCAAGTGTCAATCCTGTCGGATGCACCGAGCCTTGGTCATCAAGTATGGCTCTGAGAAGTGCATACCTTGGCAGGGCGACT